CTGCGGCATCGGAACGACAACCTCCGACAAAGGCTTGTTCTCATCCACGACAGGGACCAAACGGCCATCATCGTCAGATTCCAACGCCTCACGACCCTCAGGGCCAAACGACCGCTCGTGGTACAAGTATTTGCGGGCGTACCGTTTCCTGTCGTTCATCAACTGGGAACGGGTCTTATCCAACTCCAACTGCAACGACTCAATCGGCTCCAAATCGCCAATCGGGTAGAACACGTCAGGCACGTCATAGTTTCTTAGCATCACAAACGGCTGCCCAAACGCGTACGGCATGACCGTCGGAGGAACCAGGAACCCGTCGCCCTGGTCGGCAAACACCGACATCTTGTTCGACGGCACATCGTAATACTCCCAGATGACCACACGGTCATCCTCCACGTACCGTTCCAACCTGTCTTCGTAATAGCCGTCCGAATACATCGGGTTCACGCCAGCGTTCGCAGACAACCCTCGACGCACCGAAGGGGAATAACGCTTATCGTCCTGCGCTTCCTTCAACGGGCGCACAATGCGTTGCGCGATCCACATCGCATCCTCAATGCAGGTCGCCTCAGGATCCACAAACATGTCGAACGGTGACACACGCTCCACAAACGGCTGATCCTCAACCACTGTCATCTGCGTCGTCGGCAGATTCGCCGCTATCTCCTCATCAGACGGCAAATCGGAAGCCAAGAACGGTTCCTCGAACGCGAAAGCGTTCGCCTCACCGACCGCCTCCTCATACATGGCGTCACGTTCCCCATCACCCAGGGAACGCTCCTGCTCAACGAAACGCCAACCAACCTTCAACCAGCCGTGCCCCACAATGAGGAAATCCTTCACAGCGCGACGGAACGGCTTACGGAAATCGTGATGACGCCACAAATGGTTCACGACCGCCTCGACAAACGAGGCGTTCGCCTCATCACCAGGATGGTTGGCCTTCACCACAATCTTCGGATGGTTCACCGCCACCGAAGGGGCAATCACGTTCACCGTCGAAAACGACAAATTGACTGTAATCAGGTCACGCTGCGCCGCAGTCGTACGAGGCCAATGCTTGCCCCTGTACATGTCGATCAGGCGACGCCACGTCCTATCGTGGCCCTCCTCGGCGCGCCAACGACGCGACAAGTCCAACCGATGCTGATAATCACCTAAAAGTTCATCACGGGTCTTACGAGCCATCAAAAATATGCCTTGTCTGGAAGACGTTCAATATTGCGCCCCGAAGCCCTGGCTTCCGCCTCCGCCTTACGGCCACGCTGCTCACGCGTCAAATGCTGTTCATCGACAGGCAACTGAGCGCGGAAACCGCGCCCAGTTGCCACACGCACCCCCAAGAGCTTCTGGCGCCATTCCCACAAGTCTTCCAACTCGTCATCGTGGACATCCCCACGGATGTCACGAACGTACAAGCAAAACTCGTCGTATGAGGCTCCCGCAGGGAGGACGGCCACGCTTACGGGCGCTTAGTGTGCGGTGCAGCGTTGTGCCCAGCCAAATCGGGCTGCGGCTTGCCAGGCTCGATCTTGCCCGCCTCACCATGCTGATTGAACGGCGTGTCACGCACAGCGACCTCACCGTACCCGCCAGTCTGGTTAGCGTACTTCGGGTCATCGAACCGCTGACGGGGCGAGTTGGGCTGTGCAGGCTCCCAAATCGGGTTAGACACGACAGAACCGCCGCGCTCCAACTTGTTGTTCTTGCCCGTGCGGCCGTCAACGGTTTCCGTACCGTTGGTGTGCGAAACGAACCTAGCCATAAAGATGCTCCTGGAATCGGTGAATAGACATGTCTACAAACAGGCTTCAGGGTGTCCCACGGACACTCGACGCGCCAATCCGAAAGTTCCCAGGGTCCACATCGTCAGCGACAGCGAGACGCCGAAACCAGTCAACAGTCCAGTAATCGTCAGGGGCCTCAACATACTCAGGGGCATGAGCATACTTCCTCATCTGGTTCGCCAACGCCAAAGCCATCACCCTGTCGTCATACGGTGACCCCGACATCGANCCACGATCATTACGGGTAAACGTCCGCAACTCCCCCACCGTGTGACGGTCATACAAAACCAGTTCATCGTTTCGCAACGCCATGCCCAAATCGTCAATCATCAAAGGCTTCGACGTGCGCGTCGTACGCCAACCAAACTCCATCGACACCTTAGAAGTCACCTGATTCAACGACCGCTTCCGAAACATGCGCGGATACCCCAACTGGCGCAACATCGTGATCGTCGTCAAACCATGATTGTTCGACTCGACGCAACACAACGCATCCCGATACCACAAACCGACACGCATAACCTCCGCAGCCAGCTCGTCAGGCGGAATATGGCCGTGCCATATTGCGGCCTGATCGCCCGTGTTCACATCCAACACCTGGATGCACGAATAGTCGCCATGCCCCAAACCCTCAGCCGTATCCACCCCCAACACGTACGCATGGTTACTTGCCGGCTCACACCACACCTCCAAGCTCACGACCTGAACTCCACAGACCTGGACGACAACTCATGCAAATAACCCGACACGCCAGGGCGGCACCGCAACTCCATCTCCGCCAACACATCCAAATCGAACACAGGGTTCCCCGACTTCACAAACGCCTCCTCAGGCGTCGTCGGATACTCCTGAGCCAACTGCCACGGCAACATCGCCTTGACCTTCGACTCGTACCAGGCTTCATCCCGATCACCCGTCGCAGACCACGGATAAAACATTGGCTCAAACTTGTTGTTCCCCGTGGACGCCCCAACCCACAAGTGGTGAAAAAAGTTTCCGCTTCCATTCGCCGTACTAAGACCAATGATTCGGCCTCCGACATCAGCCACTGGTTCAATCGAAGACCACGCCTCCTCAGGGTTCGGCAAAAACGCCCACTCGTCCACCACGATAAGCGTGGCGGACTCGCCACGCGCAGGATCACTAGCAGAAGGCATCGACACTATTTGAGAACCATTACCGAAATACATGCGTTGCTGATGCTCAACCAAGCTGCGCGGCCCACGCTCAACCATCCACCTGGGCAGATGCGAAAACCCGTACTTCGTTTTCTTCAACAACTGGACCGCCTCACGCTCCGTGCGAGACAAATCAATAATGTTCTGATCCGACGTGAAGAACGCCAACCAAAACTGGTGAGCCGCCACCAACGTAGACCACCCGATCTGACGGGCCTTCAACGTCAACGAATAACGGTGATTATCCCAATGAACCAAAGCGGCAGACTGGGCGTCCCGAAGATCAAACAGTATTCGACCACGAGCAGGATGGGCAATAAACCAATACTTACGTAAGAAATACGACTCATCGCGGCAACACTTCCGCCACTCCGCCTCCTGGCGCAGCTCACCGAGCCGACTCATCTACTCGAACAACGACTGTAACAGACGACCCAAACCCCAAACCGTGAAGGCAACAGACAAGAACATTGCCGTCACCAACACCGAAACCGTCCACCTCACTGGCACGACTCGCACACCTCAGGATTCTCCAACCCGCACTCCAACGGCTCATCAGATTGCGGCCCATGAAACGGATCCCCCCACGGACCCAAAATCGGGTGCTCACCAAACGCCTCCTCACGCCACAACAAATCCCCATCAGGATCAAACGGCCCCCACACCCCGTCACGCAAAACGTGCCCAGCACTCACTCAGCAACCTCCCCACGGAACTCCGCCACCAGGCCAGCCAACTCATCCGCCAACTCCCCATCAGACAAACCAGCCACCTCACGATCATCATCAACAACCACACGACGCTTCGGCGTGAACTTCTCAATGTACTGCAAATACAGAGACGCAGCCTGCACCGACCCACCCACAGCAGCAGCATGCAACGAATCAATCACACCCTGAGTCCGCTCAGGATGAATATTCAACTCAGCAGCACGACGATCCCACTCCCTGATAAACCTAGGATCACGCTTCCACCGACGCACCGAATCCTCATGGACCCCATTCGCCACCGCCCACTCATACTGAAAAGTAGGATCCCTATCTGGACCCTGAAGCTTCCACTCCAAGAAAGCCTGCCACAACTCAGGCATCACCTTCTCACCCGTCTCAGGGTCAGTCATCCAGCCTCGACCGCCGCCATTCTGCGCCATATGCACCTCCAGTAAATGCCGTGCCCGTCCCACACTACACACCGTGGGACACCCACAGTAACTAAAAAAGGGCTAGGCACGGGCGACGCGGAGCGTCGCCCTCTAGCCGCCAGCCCCAGCAGCGAGGCCCAGGACCACAAGGACTGGGCCGAGCCTCCCAAAGCCACAGTATAGTGTCAGCAAGGTAAGTCCCTGGGCGGAAGACAGGGAACTCGAACGCATCGGGAATGGTTATCTATACATGCCCCCCCGCCGCCCCCCGCCCCCCCCTTGGGGGTGCCCGCCCGCCCTGGCCGGCGCCCGCCGCGCCTGTTAGAGGCTCTAACGCTCGGTTAGGCAGGCTCACGCCAGGTTAGGGCTACTAGCCGGCCAGGAATCGCCTAGCACGTCCGCCCGATCCTGTCAAATCGGCGCACCGTGCCCGACCGCTGCCGTGGGATGCTTGCCATGTGGCAACAAACGGGGTGCTTGATCGCCGTGCCTGTCTCCCCTAGTATTCCCTTAGGTGCCAGATCACGGCACCGATTGCGACGGGCAACCTGCCCGCCGTCTTGACAATCGCATAGAGACAGTCGTGACCACGGGTCACGCTGACCCGTGCCATGCCTGCCGCTATGCGGACAGGAGAGAGACAATGGCTCAGACAGTCACGACTACCGACGAAGGCAGGGACTTCCCAACGGATGCCCGCCTACAGTCGCTGGCGGCAAAGGTGGACGCTCATGAGCGTGGCGCCTTCGCCGTGGGCGATGCCGTCGCCGTGCTCATCCCTAGGGATGTCGCACATTGGCGGCACCGCTCAATCGACGGCGAGACGGTGAAGGAAGGCGACGTGTTCGCCGCTCTTGCCGACTTGTGCAGTCAGTCAGCGAACACGCTTATCCAATGGCGCAACGTCGCCACGGCATTCCCGAAGGCTGTGCGGATTCCTGGAATTTCGTTCGCCGCTCACAAGTACCTTGCGTCGCTGGCATTTGCCAACGGCGGGG